TATAAATTGGGAGGTACAGCTCACAATAATAAATCAAGAAATTTAAGTAGTAACGATGCTTTTAAAAATATAAGATTAGTTAAGTCATATTGTCATAAATACATTGGAGATGCTATAAGTGGATATGAAGATTTACTTTTACCTATTGATAAATTAAGATATAATGAAGAACATAAATTTCAACTAAATCTATTCTAATGAAACAAACAAGAAATAAAATTATAAGTCATCAAACAGAATGCTTAGAATGCGGGCATTATTGGAAACCAGAACTAATACAAAGCATACTTTACGAGCAAGGTAAAGACTCGGTTAATATGCAATGCTTTTGCGGAACTAGACACCGAATTATAGAAAACGTAAACGGATGGATAGTATTTAGAAGGTACATTAAAAAGAAAGACCAGGTTAAACGAGCTAAAAAATGGGATGGAAATCAACAATTGATATAACAAGAACACAAGCATTAGCACTTGTATTAGATTATGCATTACAATGTGGTACTTTGTCTGACTTGGAACTTGAGGAGTTGTTAGAGAAACTAGGATATGGAGATATTCAAACTTTACCATATTTTGGTTATAATTTTAATATAGTTGAAAAATAAAATTATGATAACAATACTAGGACAAGTACCGAGCAAGTCTAACGGTTACAAGATTGGAAACAATAGGCTTTACAAATCAAAGGAGCTAAAGGAGTACGAGCATTTCTTTTTACTTAAAATGTTAGAATACCGACATTTATTTATCGAACCTATAAAAGATAAGTTTAGCATTAAGATTTTAGTATATTTTCAATCAAACCGAAGCGACCTTGATAATTCCGCAAAGATTATACTAGATTGCTTACAAAATTGCAAAGTAATTGAAAACGATAGGCTATGCCATGAGTTACACATGGTTAAGTATATCGACAAGGTAAACCCTAGAATCGAATTTGAGATTAAGGCAATTACCTGATGAATTTTAAAATAATTTAAGGCAATTACCTGATGAATTTTAACAACGATTTTAAGTTTGATTTAGAGTTTGGTGTATTAGATGGCGAGACTTGGTTTCACGAGCTAGTAACTAATAAGAAAGTAGAGGTTAAAAGTGATAGAAGAACAAGCGAAACCGGAAACGTTTATATCGAGTACTGGTCACGAGGTAAGCCTAGTGGAATATCATCAAGCCAAGCGGACTTTTACGTATATAAAGTAGGAGAAGATAAAGCTATTTTAATATCTACTAGCCAGCTAAGGCAAAGGATAAAGCAATTAGTCAAACTAGGCAAGGCTAGAATGAATGTAAAAGGGGGAGATAATAATACGAGCTTAGGGATTTTATGTAAACTAACAGATTTAATATGCTAACGACAAACGAAACTAAAGCTATCGAGTGGATAGAAGCTCAATTGCTTAAGCCTAACGAGCAATTTATGCTCAAGGATGGAATATATATCAACGACTTACATTCGTGTCTTAAATCGCAAAAGGAGCGAATGCTATTTGGGATAGACCCGCTAAGAAGATTAGCATTTTTACGAGTAAGAGAAATTAAGAATTATTTAAACGAACAATACAAATGAAAAAGACATTAAGCTTTACTAATTTCTTGTGGTATGCAAGAGTAATGAGATTTACGATTTACAAAGTGTTAAAAAAACAAGGCTATTATAGCAACAAATAGATAAAAATACAGACCAATGAATCTAAGCCAAGAAGACAAAGACAAAGCACTTACCTATTTTACAATGTGCCAAGCGTTAATACATATTATCGAGGATGAATGGATAGGTAATCCGGCTAATAGACAAAGGGTAAAGTCTATAACAAATCAACAACTAACCGAGCTTAATAAGGTAATTGAAATACTACTACCTAGAGGCGATTATAGCGAAGAAGGCATGAGAGCGACTGAGCAATTTACCGACGCAGCGGAGGCAATGTTATACTTTTATAGATTAGGGGTAAAGCTATCTCGTATTGATGACATAAGAAGAGAAGGCTTAACTATACAGATGAATATTTTATTAAAATCGTATGGTATTAATGTTTAAAAATTCCAACGTTATTGCATATAATTTGCCTTAATGGTGGAATATTATATCATTTTAGATATAAAATAAATGTTTAAAAATTTTGTTTATTCATTTTTTTTCATTAAACTTTGCGAAACTCAAACGATATGAACTACGTAGAACCTCACGAAAAACTTAGTTTAGTTAATCATCCAAAGCACTATCAAGGGAACGGAATCGAAGTAATAGATATTATCGAAGCCTTTGAATTAAACTTCTCACTAGGTAACGCTATCAAGTACATTTTAAGAGCCGATAAGAAAGGCAATAAGAAGCAAGACCTCGAAAAAGCCATTTGGTATCTTAATAACGAGCTAAAGAAATTCAATGGATAGATTAATCTTACAAGCTATTTGGGTAGGAATCGCCGAGGTAGCTTTTATTATTTATATGAGCTATATGATAGTTCAAGAATCAAAGAAGCCATGAAACCAGACGAAAGAGCTAAATCGATTTTAAACAACGCTTTTTACTTTACTGGTAATAAGAGTCTAGCTAAAGAGCTTGCGCTTTATATATGCGAGTTAATAGGGGAAACAAAGCCTAAGATTGACGATAAAATTTATTGGAAATTGGTAGCCGAAAACATTTATCTACTTTAATGGAGCATATCTTCTCGAGGCACAAGCATTGGGTCTCAATGGTTAAGAAATTCGGAGAAGTTAATTATGCCGAAGACGTAGTTCAAGAAGCTTACATTAAAGTAATGAATCTTAACAAGGAGGTAAACGAAGCTTACTTCTATTACACGCTTAGAAGTCTTACAATGGATTTGCATTCTAAGAAGGTTATTAAGGTCGAGATTACAAAGGATGTAGAGTATAGCTTACAAGAAGACAATAGCAATGATTTAACAAGCGAAAGAGCACAACCATACCTAGAGTTTATTGAGACTTGGGACTGGTACGATAAGAAGCTCTTTATGACTTGGGTCAATAACAAAATATCAATTAGAAAATTATCAAGAGAAACAGGTATAGCTTTTATGAGTGTATATTACACCATTAAGAAATGCCAAAAACGTTTAATAGAATGGCAAAAAGACCAGTTAAAAGAAGAATTATTGTAGAGCCTAAACAAGAGGCTACGTTTGAGAATGCACAAGGGTTAGGAGATACTATCGAAGCGTTTACAACGGTTACCGGAATCAAGAAAGGTGTAGAGTTGCTTTCTAAAGCCTTAGATTGGGATTGTGGATGTGATGAACGAAAGGAGAAGTTAAACAAGCTTTGGTCTTATCGTAAGCCTAAATGTCTTGTTCAAGAGGATTACGAATACTTAAAAGAGTTTTTTTCTAAGCCTCAAAATAGCATCGTTCCAAAAGTACAATGGGAGTTAACTGATATTTACTTCAATATCTTTGGTATTAGATTAGAGTCTTCAAATTGTGCTTCATGCTGGAGAGATTACATTTCACAAATTAGACAAGTTTATAACGTGTTCGAAGAAGAGAAATAATGGAAAAGATAGATAGAAGAGGAGGAGCTAGAGAAGGAGCGGGTCGTAAGTCCAAAGCTGAGGAGCAATCTTTAGTTGAGAAGCTTACACCATTAGAGCCTAAAGCCTTTGCGGTATTAGCTCAAGCATTAGAAGACCACAAGGACTGGGCGGTTAAGCTATTCTTTCAATACCAGTACGGAATGCCTAAGCAAGTGGTAGACCAAAACAATACGCATACGATTAATGACTTTGATATAAAAGACATTGTAAAATTTAAGTGATAGAGCTAAATAGTAAATACGTCCCGCTATTTGAAAGCGATTCTCGTTACTTTGTAATTACTGGGGGGAGGGGTTCTGGTAAATCATTTGCCTTAAACTCCTTTCTTTTGCTTCTAACGTACGAAGTAGGACACGTAATACTATTTACTCGTTATACATTAGTCTCAGCTCACGTGTCAATTATACCCGAGTTCGTAGAAAAGATTGAGATGGCGGGATTAGAAGCCGACTTCTATATTACCAAAGACGAGATTATTAACACTCGTACAAATTCAAAGATTTTATTTAAGGGAATTAAGACCTCTAGCGGAACGCAAACCGCTAACTTAAAGTCTTTATCTGGTGTGACTACGTTCGTGCTTGACGAGGCAGAAGAATTAGTAGACGAGGACGTATTCGATAAGATTGATTTCTCAATTCGTAATAGCTACAGGCAGAACCGAGTTATTTTAATCTTAAACCCTACCACAAAGGAGCATTTTATCTATAATCGATTCTTCGAAGAGAAGGGAGTACAAGAGGGAAGCTCTCTATCTAAAGGAGATACAACCTACATACACACGACCTACAAGGATAACATAGATTACCTAAGCGAATCGTTTCTTAATCAAATCGAGCTATTAGAGAAGACTAATAAACGCAAGTACGAGCATACGATTTTAGGAGGATGGTTAGACAAAGCCGAAGGGGTAGTGTTTACTAATTGGAGATTCGGAGACTTTAACCCAGACAATTTACAAACATCTTTTGGTCAAGACTTTGGTTTCTCAATTGACCCGACTACGCTAGTAGAGGTAGCCATAGATAAAAACAAGAAGTGCATCTACATTAAGGAGCATTTGTATAAACCTAAGCTAACGACTAGCGAAATAGGTCAAATAAACAAGCGAGTTTGTGGTAAGGGCTTAATAGTTGCGGATAGTGCCGAGCCTAGACTTATTGCCGAGCTTCAATCGCAAGGGTGCAACATTATAGCAACCGAAAAAGGAGCGGGTAGTATCACCGCCGGGCTAGCACTTATGCAAGACTACGAATTAATCATAGAATCTAACTCACAGAACATTGGAAAAGAACTTAATAACTACATATACTCTGATAAGAAGTCTGGGCTTGTGGTCGATAACTTTAACCATGCCATCGATGCCATACGTTACAACGTCTTCTATCAACTTTCAAATCCCAATAGTGGAAAGTATTTTGTCTACTAATACAAAAAACAACAAATAACGTTTATACATTATGAAGCTAGAATTAAATATTCCTACGCAACTCAAAGAAATTAAGCTATCCCAGTACCAAAAATTTCTAAAGATTGCTAAGGAAAATGAAGAAAGCGAGTTTTTGCATCAAAAGATGGTGCAGATTTTTTGTGGAATTGATTTGAAGGACGTAGCAAGCATTAAACGTAAGGACGTAAACGAAATTACTAACAATCTTGGTGCGTTATTTAATACAAATCATAAGTTTATACCACGCTTTAAATTAGGGGGTGCGGAGTTCGGATTTATACCTAACCTAGACGATATGACTCAAGGCGAGTATGTCGATTTAGACACTTACATTACCGATTGGGATGAGATGCACAAAGCTATGGCTGTGTTATTTAGACCAATTACTAATAAGATGGGGGATAGATACCAGATAGAAGAGTACAAAGGTTCTCTAACTTATGCTGATGTAATGAAACACGCTCCGCTTGATGTAGTTCTTGGAGCGATGGTTTTTTTTTATCATTTAGGCAACGAATTGCTGAAAAGTACGCTGACCTATTTGGAGGAGAACATGACGAAAATGGATATAGCGAACAAGCACAATTTGGGAAAAGATGGGGATGGTATAGCTCTATCTATGCTCTCGCTCAAGGAGATGTTAGACGATTTGATGAAATTTCAAAACTTGCCTTACATCAATGCTTGACGTTCTTAACCTTTGAGAAGCAAAAGAACAATTTAGAAATGAGAATGATTAAAAATCAAAAATAATGAACGGATACTATTACGTAGTAAATACTTTAAAGGATTACCTAAAGAATACCAATTTTATTAATACGGTAACTATTGGCGATATATTTAAGGTAGATTTAAACAAACAAACGATTTTTCCTTTGTCTCATATCATTGTAAATAATGCTCAACTAGGGGAGAATACTACGTCTTTAAATATCTCAATTCTATTTATGGATATAGTTGACGAAAGCAAGGAAGAGGTAACCGATGTTTGGGTAGGAAACGATAACGAGCAAGACGTTTTAAACACGCAATTAACTTTAGCTTCTAAGTTAAGTTCCGACTTAATGAGAGGCTCATTATTTACTAATTTAGTGCAGGTAGAATCCGCTCCAAACGCTGAGCCATTTACTGATAGATTTGAAAACAAGGTAGCTGGATGGACACTAACGTTTGACGTTATGACTCCTAACGATATGACTCTTTGCTAAATGGAATTAAAAAACGTAGACGATTTGATTAAAAAGTTTAGGAGCTACGTTATTCAACAATCACGAAGCAACCTAACTAAGGGCGGTAAGAACGTATCTAGTAAGCTTTATAATAGCATTAGTAGCGAGGTTTTAAAGGAAGATAATTACTCCTTAATTAACTTCTCTATGGAAGACTACGGAGCTTACCAAGACCAAGGGGTTAGAGGTAAATCGAAGAGTGCTAAAGCTCCTAATAGTCCGTTTAAGTTTGGTAGCGGAAAAGGTAGAGCGGGTGGACTAACCGAAGGTATAGATAAATGGGTTAGACTAAAAGGAATACAATTTAGAGATAAAAAGAGCGGTAAGTTTTTGAGCTATCAATCTACGGCTTTTATTATTACTAGAAGTATTTACCAAACTGGGATACGTCCTAGCTTATTCTTTACCAAGCCTTTCGAGGTTGCAAAGGATAGGTATTTAGGCAAGGAGTTAATTAAAGCATTTAAAGCGGATATAGACACGCTTGTAAGTTATAAATTAGAAAATAGAAAATGATAATCTACGCTAGAAGTCCTTACTTTATTCAGGTAAACGAGACAAGCCAGTTAGGCTCAAAGATTGTATTGCGTATCTGGAATAATCCTGATACTAGACCAGATGAGGCTACCTATACTTTTACTAAGTCTATTGCTTCTACTACTAATAGAAAGAACGTATATAATATTGCCCCTTATGTAAAGGAGTATATTGACGCAATTACTCCTAGCGACAACACGGACTCTATGCTTGCTATCGTAGAAGTAGAGCGTTATAAGGAGGCTACTCTAGGAACATACACGCTATTAGATACTACTACCTACTATGCAACTGGGGGATATACAAACTACTTAGGTGGTTATAACCAATCAGGCTCTACCGATGACATTCTTGTACTAGCTAACACTAGCCTAGAGTATCGCTACGAGGAGGGAATTACGGACTATCCTTATGTTAATGTTTGGGCAGATAATTCTAGCCCCGCTACGCTTACCGTGTCTTACAAAGATTTAAGAGGTCGTAATGAAGTGGTAAACACTATCACTAGAGATGGAGCAAAGCTTTACAAAGTGCCTTTAAGAACGTCTTCAATTAAGTACGATAAGGGTAACACTTGTACTATTAATTGGAAGCCTACCGGAGAATATGTAGACGAGAGTGTTACGATTAACGTTATGCCTATTTGTGAGCCTAAGTATAATCCTATCGTATGCCAGTTTATTAATCGTTATGGCGGTTGGCAATTCTTGACATTCTTCAAGGCACAAACGAATAGCATTCAAACGCAAGGAACTACGTTTAAGTTATTGCCAGATGCGGTAGATTACAATGTTAATAGAGCGGAAACAAAATCTTTTAATATAAATGGAAACCAAAGCATCCGATTAAATACGGGTTGGATTCCTGAGAATTATAATGAACTGATTCAAGACTTACTTCTTGCCGAGACGATTCTTTTAGATGGAGTGCCGGTAGAAGTAAAAACAACGGCTACCGATTTAAAGACTAGCTTACGAGATAGAAACATTAATTACGAGATTCAGTTTGATTATGCCTTCTCACTTATTAACAACGTAGTTTAATGATTAACGTACTTCTTTATATTTACGACGATATTAGCGGAGAGCCTCAAAGGGTAGAACTCTTTTCGGATGAAACTATTAGCGTTACCTCAAGCGTTCAAAACGTAAACGATATATCTAAGGTCTTCACGGATTTTAGCCAGTCTTTTACGATTCCGGCTACTCCGTACAACAACCGAATTTTTAAGCATTGGTATGAGAACTCATTAGACAATGGATTTGATGCTAGAACGCGAAAGAATGCGTTTATAGAGCTAGACTATGCTTCATTCCGTAAGGGTAAAGTACAACTAGAGAAGGCTAGCTTTAAGAATGGGCAAATAGATAACTATCAAATTACTTTCTTTGGTGCTTTAGTTTCGTTAAAGGATACTTTCGGAGGCAAATTCTTAAAAGACTTAAATCTAAGTGCGTATAATTTTAGCTATACCGGAACGGTTGTAAAAAACCGAGTTATCGGTGGAGCTGGTAACGATGTAATGTTTCCGTTAATATCCTCTCTTAACGTTTGGACTTATAACACAAACGGAACGACTAAGGATAATTGGGACATTAAGAAAAATACTCATCCTATTTATTATAGTGATTTATTCCCAGCGATTCGAGTAAAGCGTGTATTTGATGCAATAGCTTCTAGCTTAGGTGTTACATTTCAAGGAGACTTTTTAAACGATACTCGTTTTACAAGAGCTTTCTTGTGGCTAAAGAATAGCGAAGCATTCGAGTTAAAGACGGTAGCTAATAAGCTAAACTTTCAAACGAATACTTCTACTACAGGCTCTCAAGGAATATTTAACGTATTTAGCGATACTCTTAATTATGTGAAGCCTACCGCTCCAGAATATCAATCGCAATCTAACATTACTATTACTT